CTGCGCTCGCGATTACCTTCGAGGTAACGGTGCTTCGGGCGTCCCATCTCAAGAGAGGGGCAGATAACCCCCGGCTGTGCTAGCCGGTCCTACAACCAAGGGATGGGGGGTCCCCACCGGCCACGGGGGCGATTGGACAGGGGGGCGGGGGTGGGGCCGGGCCTTTTGTTAGGGGGGTCCAAAACACAAATCCCCCAAAACCAAAAATGCTGCAGTGCAACATTGACCCACGCTACATCTGCTCATAGGCTCGCGCACGACCACCACGGGAGGGACAGACGCTGGCGAGCGCAGGCCAGACGCCTGCAAAGCTCGCCAATAACCGGAGGTAAGGAAGATGGCCAAGATCGGGGGAAACTACGTCGACGAGTCCATCCTGACGGGGACGCCGGACTTTGCCGCGGCAGTTCCCAGCGACTCGACCGTGCTTTCGAACGTGCGCAGCGTCTACTGCATCACCGCAGGCACCCTCCAAGCCGTTAACCGGCTTGGAGTGACTGTACCCATAGCAATGACGGCCGGACAGACCGTTCCGATCTCGCCCAGCAAGATCATGGCGGCGACCACCGGCACCTACGTGATGCTGCAATGATTGGAGAAAACCATGACCAGTACGCTTTACGCGCGAGCGGCTTCCCCCAGTGCCGTCGAACGGGCTGCCGCGCGCGAGCCCAATAACGAAAAAATCACGCTCGAACATCCTGTGAACGAACAACCAAATCTCAGCCCGAGCCCGGATGACCTCACCAGCCTGCCGGGATCATTGGGTAATCTGGCGCAGGAGTTGCGCAACGTCATTGGCATTCTCAGTGAAAGCGAGATGGCGGCGATCCTGCAGGTCTCCCACGAGACGCTAGCGACGTGGCGGACCAAGCGGCGTGGCCCGCCCCACGTCAAGATCGGCAAGCGGGCGTTCTACATGCGAGGTGATTTTTCTCAGTGGGTGATGGGCGAGGTGGAGCGGCAGGCTGCTATCAATGCGCCCAAGCAGAAGCAGCAGCGCAAGCGCCAGCACAAGCCCGAGACCCAGACCAAAGACAAACGCGAGGACCACGTCACTGAAGTGGGCGCGCAAGATGTCTTACCCATTGTTTGAGGCGTATGACGCCGACCTGTGAAAAGGCCACGAGCCATCGCCAGATGGCTTTGATCAGAAGCCACGCAGGCGCTTGTTTCGGGTACATCTCTAGGTCCACCCCCCGGCACGCATCTTGGGACGGTCAATGCGTGGGCGCGCCGTCAGCCGTTTGGCCAGAAATCCCATCATGCCGCCGTGCGCGGCAAGGGCGGCGTATTGTAGCGCATCATTGGAGTGGCTGTATTCATCTTTCGCTGGGAGAAGTTTACGTATTCCTGCGCGGGTCTTCTCATAGCGGTAGCCGCCGCCCAACCCCCGCACCGTCACCGGGCAGCGCCCGCCGTCGATCATGAAGGCGGGGCCACCGTCGCGCTGCGCCAAAAGAAAAGCTTCAACTGCGCGCAGGCGGGGATCGATGTCATTGGTCGGCGCGGGGAAGGCGTTCAACCCCATCCGCTTCAAGATGTCGAACGTGGTCTCTTCGTAGATCGAGCTTTTGGCTTTGCCCGAGGGGTCGCCGACGAGGACGATCGGGTGCCCGGCGTATCTTTCTGAACGGAGCACCGGGCGGAGCGCCCGTTCGATATGGAGTTCGAGGCCGATATCTTCCGCGATGACCTCTTCGAGCACGAGAAATCTTCCGCGATGATCCAGTTGAGTAAGGACTGAACAGGGGTCGCGCCCGAAATCCTGACCGACCATAATTGGTTGACTTGAGACAGGCTGTAATTCACTTCTAACGTGGAACGATCGATTGAACGACTCCCGAAACACAGCCGTGCCGGATGGGTCATTGCCGTATTTAGCATGAACATAACGTAGAACCCAGTCGGCGTTATGGCCACGTGCAAGCCGCTCATAGTAGCTCCTCCCCTGCGCCAGACGCGTCGGGTGATCGAGCGGCAGCCTCAGCGTCTCTGCCGTCTGCTGCAGCCAGTTCAATCCTTCGGCGTTGTGCTCCATGCCGCCGGGCTGGATGAAAATCTGCCAGTCGGGCGGCGGGTCTTCCTGCATGAACTTAAACCACTCTGAGCCTTCGCTCGGCATGTTGGTGTCGGCGATGATGCCGAACCAACTGCAGCCACCAAGTGACGCGCCCGGATATCTGCCCATGCGGCCCGCCACCGCGTCGACCAGATTGACGTCCATCTCGATCACTTCGTTCATCCATGCGCCCGTTAGCTGCATAGATAACAACCGGCGCTGATCTTCCGGGTCATCCAGCGGGATCAGCACCCATTCGCTGTAGACGTCGCCAATTGAAATATAAATTGTGTTGTCAGTCACTTTGTAGCTGACCATCCCTTCCAGCCATTCGAGGATGTCCTTCAGCACCGTGTCTTTCAGTTGCTTCAGCGTCTGCCGGACGATCGCAAACCTCGTATACCTTAACCCATCCGGCGCAGGTTGTTGTTCGCATGATCTCCTCAACAGTTCGAAAATACATGCGGTCGTTTTCCCACTTCCGACTGGCCCAGCCAGTAACCTCCCAAACGCGGCACTCTGCATGAACCTTCCGCAGGTTGGCGATGCCGTATAGTGGATGTTCTTCACTTGTTGATTTCCTTGTGGACAAGGCTGTTGACGAAGTGTGTGGCATGTTGTTTTTTCTCCGCAAGCGTCGGTGCTGGCTTGTCTTCGCCGAAGCGCACATCCTTGTTGGGCGTGACGTCGACGAGCTTGGACGTATCTTTTTCAAACCGCACGCTGTCGTCGACCTTCGGTCCCATGTTGATGGTGATCGAGAACCGCTCGCCGATGTTGGCGACCACCTCGCCATTGACGCCGATGCCCGCCAGCCGCGACAGCATCTTGCCCGCCTCGACTACGCCGGTCAGCGTCTCCTTGGTGTCGTTCATCCGCAGGTGCAGCGTCGGCAGCCATAGCTCCAGCATCGCCGCGGATTTTATTTTTACCCGCTCCTGTGTGTTGAGCGCGGTCTGCCATGCCTCGGTTTCGCTGGCGATCAGCGCGGCGAAGCGCGGGTTCTTTTGTAGCTTGGACCATGTTTTGTCGGATATCGAGCGCGCTTGCAGGATGTTTTCGAGTGGTTGAATGTCCATTGCGATCTCGCGCGCCAGCGTGATCAGGTCAAGATCGCTGTTGATGGTGTCGGTCATGGGCGTTTCTCGCGTGTTAGATATCGCTTGCTGCCGCTGCATCCCCTCCTTTAGATAGCCTACCATGGCAGTCGGAGCTATCGGACCTTTTCAAGGGCGTGGTGTGCTGCGGGTCGTGCCGCCAGCGCAGCTTAATGCCGCAATCAGAAAACAGGACGAAGCGAATGCGGCTAAACCGCTCGACGATGTCGTCGCTACTTCGCTTGCGGGCCACATCCGTACCCAGTTCGAGAGCTTTAAGCTTCATCGCAATAACAATGCTGCTGGTTGGAGTGAGCGGCTGTTGGGCTGCTTACGCGTATTCAACGGCCAGTACGACGCCGACAAGCTCAACCAGATCAAGCAATTCGGCGGATCGGATGTCTACGCGCGGCTCATTTCCATGAAATGCAGGGGAGCATCGTCCCTGCTAAGGGACGTATATCTCGGTAATGAACGGCCATGGGGGCTGGAGCCGCCGGACGATCCGGACATACCGCCGGAAATCGTCGCATCAATCTCGCAACTGGTCGGCGTCGAAGCGCAGACGCAGGCGCAAGCGGGCGCACCGGTTGATGCGATGTCGATCCGCGACCGCACATTTTCGCTGATGGAGGCGGCGCGGCAGGCGGCGAAGAAACGCGCAGCCGCACAGGCGCAGGTCGCCGAAGACAAGATCGACGAGATACTCAGCGAGGGGAAATTCTACGAGGCGTTGGCGGCGTTCTTGGTCGACATTCCGTTGTTTCCGTTCGCCTGCATTAAGGGGCCAGTGGTCAAGATCGTGCCCAATGTCGAGTGGCGCGGCGGCAAGGCCGTCGTCACCCAGAAGCCGCGGCTGTTCTGGCAGCGCAAGTCGCCGTTCGATATCTGGTGGACGCCGGGCGTCGCCGATATCGAGGACGCCGAAGTGATCGAGCGCGACCGGGTGACGCGCGCCGACTTGAACGATCTCTTGGATTTGCCGGGCTACAACGAAAAGGAAATTCGCGCCGTGCTCGACGAGTACGGACGCGGCGGTCTGCAGGAGGACTGGGACCAGACCGACGCCGAGCGCGCCGTGCAGGAGAGCCGGGAGAACCCGGTGATGAATAGAAGCGGGTTGATCTCATGCTTGGAATATCATGGCAACGTGCAGGGACGTATGCTGCGCGAGTACGGGATGAGCAAGAAGGAAATCCCGGACGAGATGCGCGATTACATGGTGCAGG